AATACAATCCATTATTTACATCTGACGCTAGATACTTTATTATAACAGGTGGTAGAGGCTCAGGCAAATCATTTGCAGTAACAGTATTTTTAACTTTGTTAACTATGGCAGAGGGCATTAGGGTTTTGTTTACAAGATACACAATGGTATCAGCACATCTATCAATAATACCTGAGTTTTTAGAAAAGATACAACTATTAGGATATGAGAATATTTTTAGCGTAAACAAAGCAGAGGTAGTTAATCTTAAAAACAAATCCGATATATTATTTAGAGGTATTAAGACCTCAGCAGGAAACCAAACTGCAAGTTTAAAATCTTTACAAGGTATTAGTTGTTGGGTGTTAGATGAAGCAGAGGAATTAATAGATGAGGATATATTTGATACTATTGATTTAAGCATTAGAGAAAAGAATATACAAAATAGAATAGTGTTAATATTAAATCCTGTAACTAAAGAACATTGGATATATAATAGGTTTTTTCAAGACAAAGGCGTAGAGGCAGGTTTTAATGGTGTTAAAGACAATGTATGCTATATCCATAGTACATACCTAGACAATAAAGAAAACCTCTCTAACAGCTTCTTAGAGCGTATTAAGGCTATAAAGCATAGGAACTTTAAAAAGTACCAACACAAAATAATGGGTGGATGGCTAGACAAAGCAGAGGGTGTTGTGTTTGATAATTGGAGTATAGGAGAGTTTAATCCTGATGGATTGCAAACATCATGCGGCATGGACTTTGGATTTAGTGTTGACCCTGATAGTTTAACAGAAGTGGCAATAGACAAAAGGAAGATGAAGATATATTTAAAAGAGCATATATATAAAAATGGATTAAAGAGCCATGACCTAGCCAAGTTAATATTAGACAAAGTAGGCAATACGCTTATTATTGCAGATTCAGCAGAACCTAGACTAATAGCAGACTTAAAGCATTTAGGAGTAAATATAAAGCCTGTTAAAAAAGGAACTATTGAAAGCGGCATAACTAGAATGCAAGATTATGAATTAGTCATAACACCTGAATCAACTAATATAGCTAAGGAGTTGAACAACTATGCTTATCAGGACAAAGGTTCTAAGCTATACATAGACAATTACAATCACGCAATAGATGGCATTAGATATAACGTAATTTATCACTTAGACAATCCAAATGCAGGTAAGTATTTTGTGCAATAAAAAAGGGGCGGCATTACGCCAACCCCCTAACAAGAGAAATGAAAACGTGGCAAAGATAATAAAAAAAACTAAATATTAACTATTTCTATTATATATTAGATGAAAGTTGCAATTAAAAAAAAAGGTAAAAAAAGGCAGTACAAATTAATTGAGAGTTGGGAGGATGTAACATTAGAGAAGTGGATTAAATTAATAAACATCAATGACAATGATAAAAGTAAAGAGGCATTAGAAACAATAGCACTTTTATCAGACATTCCTAAAAAGCTGATTAACCAATTAGGGATACAAGATGTAGCATTAATATTAAGTAAGATAGCAGAGTTACAAAAAAAGGCAAATAGTTCTTTAAAAAAGATAATTGAGATAAATGGCAAAAGATACGGATTTCATCCTAGCCTATCAGATATAACATTAGGTGAGTACGCTGATATAGAGGCTTTTATGAAAAATGATTTGCAGCAAAATTTAGCAAATGTAATGGCGATTCTTTACAGACCAATTATTGAAGAGGGAGAGAATGGGTTTTATACTATTGAAGCCTATGATGGCAAAATAGATAAGAGGGCGGAAGAGATGAAAAAAATGAGTTCGGAGCAAGTGCAATCTGCCCTGGTTTTTTTTTGGATTTTCGTAAAGGGGTTGTTAATGACTTTGGAGTTATCTTTGATTCGCAGCATGAAGGAAACGAAACAGCAATAGCAACCGAAGATTTTGCAAGTCAATGGAATTGGTTCGGAGTGATGTATAGACTGGCAGGAGGGCAAATAGTAAATTTAGAAGCAGTAACCAAATTAAATCTTTATGAGTGTTTAACTTGGCTAACGTATGAAACAGAATTAGATTCACAAAATAGAGTAAAATATGGCAGTAACCAATAAGACATATAACAACGTAATAGAAACTCTAGCAAGACTAGGGGAGTATCACGACCAAATACAAACAGTTTCAGTTGGTGATATTTTTGATATTAATTTAGAGAAAATGGAAAAAATGCCTTTGTTGCATATTAATCCTGTTAATGTTACAACAGGGGATGCACAGCTTACTTATAACTTTCAAATATTTATTTGTGATTTAGTTAGTGAGAAAGATAATTGGCAAACCTATAATGCAAAAGGATTAACAAAGCTAATAGATAATAAAAACAACGAGCAACAAGTATATAATCAAACTTTAGAAATAGCAACAGATTTTATAGGGATGTTACGACATAGTACAAGACAATCATTAGCAGGTGTTGATGATATTAATAAGCCTTTGTACTTTACGCAAGACCAGTTTACAATAGAGCCATTTAGCGAGAGATTTGATAATTTGCTATGCGGTCAAGTGTTCCAAATTGGCATCTTAGTAATGAATGACTTTGATACTTGTAATATTCCTGTAACGGATGCAGGAGCAGGATACTAATGTTTAAGTTTAGAATATGGAAGATAGAGATACAAATAATACCACCAAAGATAACAATAAAGTTATGAGTTTTGATGATGTAATAGACATGGCAGAAGCTGTTAGTATTAAAATGGCTAGTTATAATGACTACCCACAATCAGCAACTAACAACGCTAAACGTGCAAGAAAGTGGAAGGAAGAAAATGGTAGTGATTGCGGAACACGTGTTGGGTGGACACGTTCAGCACAATTAGCAGATAGAAAGCCAATAAGCCGAGATACAATAGCACGTATGGCATCTTTTAAAAGACATCAACAAAATAAAGATGTTCCTTATAGTGAGGGATGTGGTGGCTTAATGTGGGATGCATGGGGTGGCACATCAGGAATTGAGTGGGCGATAAGAAAATTAAAACAAATAGATAAAAATAAAAAATAACAATTATGGCAAATTTAGTAGTAACAGTATCTGAAAGCGTAACCATTAATGGTGCTTTAAGAGGCTCATCAAACAGCTTAACAGTTACAGATATAACAGATACTTTTGAAAGGGTAATAACATGCCCTCATTCAGCAACAACAACAATAGCAACATTTTCATCAAATGTATATGATAGTGCAGGAGCATTAGACAAAGAGAATGTGAGATATATTAGAGTTTCTAACTTATCAGCCACTCATGATATAGAAATTGGAGTAGCAGGAACAGCTTCTAATTATTCCATGTTAATACCTGCCGGAAACTCACATCTTATAGCTAGAGCAGATGATGTTATGTTGGCAGAAGCTGATGCAGTTCCTACTTATGGCTCTTTAGCAGATATAGCAAAATTAGAAGTAAGACCAACAGCAACAACAGATGTAGATGTAGAAATATTTGTGGCTAGTATATAATGGACTTTAAAAATCTTGAAAGGTATTTGGAAAGCTTTGGTAGGCAGGTTGTAAACAGAGCAAGGCGGAGACTTGCGAGAGCAAAAGGGGGGGGTAGTGCATTAGAAAAGTCAATACGTTTTGAGGTTAAAAAAAGCAAAGATAGTTTTGAGGTTCAATTTTGGATGGCACCATACGGAACCTATGTTGATAAAGGGGTTTCAGGAACTAAACAAATTAGGAAATTTAAAAACTATGAAAATCAAACTAAAACAAGTCCTTATAAATACAAATCAAAACAACCACCATCAGGAATTTTAGATAAGTGGGTAGTAAAAAAACGTATAGCCCCTAGAGATGAACAGGGTAGGTTTATAAAAAGAAAGAGTTTGGTTTTTTTAATTGCAAGAAGCATTAAGTTTAATGGAATACAAGGAATAAGTTTTTTTCAAAAACCGCTAGGATTAGGAATGAAACAATTTGGTGATAAAATGTTGGGAGCCTTAGGTGAGGATGTTTTAAGTTCAATTAAAAAAGAAACTTTAACAACAGTAAAATAAAAAAATATGTCAGTTCAAAACTCAGTAATAGAGCAACAACCACTATATACTACAATGCCAGTAGGGCAGGAGGTTATTTTTGTAATATCAAATGATGATGCAGTAGCAAATTATGAAAAGGTAAAATTCATAGTTGATATACATATAAGCGATACAACACCGCCTGATACTACTACAACAAATGACTTAAAAGGTAGTTTTAAAACAACGCCTAACAATGCAGGTGTAGGAATGTTTGATTTACGTAATGTTTTAGAAAACTATGTAGAAGCAGATAATATGGCTGCTAATGGTAGTAGCTATAAATCAACACTTACAAGTCCTGAAGAAAGGCACCCATTACACTTGATAGATAAATATTCTATGAATAACAATTCTATAAGATTTATGGCTTTAGTCTTTGCAGTAGAATATTTAGGAGCAACAGATGCAGCAGGGAATCAGGATGCAAATACAGTACGTAGGCAGGTAGGAACAGAAGTAAATTCAGACCTTTTTAATTTATTTAATGGTTATGTTAAATATACTGATGAATTAAAAATGGGAACAGGAGGCGTGCCGCCAAGTGATGATTTTGGATTTGATGTTTCGGATTTTGTTTTACAATCTCCAGGCGATAGATTTTTAACTAATGCACCATTAACACAATATGCTAATTTAGAAGATTACGGAACACTTGCTTTTTTAGCGGTAGATGATAAGCTAGACCATATAGATTTACAATACTATGATAGTGCAGGTTCTTTGTTAAATACTGAATCTATATACAGAACTTTAGGAAATGGGGCTTATGATGTATGGAGTGGTGAGATTAATAAATATCTTTTATTTTTTGGTTGCTTTCCTGCTAACTTACAAAATTGGAGTACAACGTTTCAGGCTTTAGTAACCGCAGGAACTATACAGGGTGGCGAAATACGTGTAGTAGGTAGAGATGTTTCTAATGTTGCAGTTACAGATTTTTATAAAATAAAACTTAATTGCCCTGATGGCTTTGGTTATGAATCTATAAGGCTTTGTTGGCTTAATCAATGGGGTGCATGGGATTACTATACATTCACAAAAAAATCAACTAGAACTATATCTACAAGCGGTACTACTTACACACAATTACCAGGCACATGGAATGAATCTTTATATAGATTAGACACTTATAGAGGCGGAAAAAAAGCATTAAGAAGAAACGCAACTGAAAGAATTAGTATGAATACAGACTTTGTAAAAGAAGAGGAGAATGTAATGTTTGAAGAACTAACAAACAGCCCTGAAGTTTATTTATTAGAGGGGTATCAAACGGATGTTAATTTTTCAGCTTTAAATAAATATGTAACACCTGTAACTTTAAGCAGTTCATCATTTACTAGAAAAACAGTAGCTAATGATAAATTAATACAATATTCTTTTGAGGTAGAAAAAACAAAAATGCTTAGAACACAATCTGTATAATGAACACACAATTAATATTATATCCACAATCTTATACAGGTCAGTATAACACTACAACTAATACATATACTATTGGCTCTACTGAGTTTGTTGTAGATGGCATGAATTTTAGCACTATAAACTCAGCACCAACCTATGAGCAGTTATTAGCTACTTTTTATCCGCCTGCTATTATTGCAGCAGCACCGCCCACAATTATAAATTCATGGTATAAATTTAGGGCAGCATACGCAATTCCACAGGCTGCCTATCCTAGCAATGTTGGTAGTACGTTAATTTTAAATTCTACCTCTAATCCTACAATGACTGGAGTATATCAAAGACTATCAGGCTTGACAATAGGGCAAAATTATGATATTACAATAGATGTTGGTTCTATTAATAATGAAAGTTTAGACATTAGGGCATATGATGGCTCAACACAAATTGCTATTCAGCAGTTTGCAGCACCAATTACAGTAGGCACCTATACTTGTACGTTTACAGCAACTGCCTCTGATAATACAATTAGTATTGCCTCTACAAGTTCGGTAGCAGGTAATTTACTAATTAACAGCATATCGGTACTACAACAAGGGGCAGGCACTACAACTACAACATATCAATTAGAAGATGGGCAGGTTATATGTGACCTGTATGAAGATGAAAACATACCATTAACTTTAAGTGTTGATGATTTTAAAAATGCAGCAGAGCAGGTACAATCTTACTCAAAGGCTTTTAAGCTACCAGGCACAAAAAAGAATAATTTAATATTTGATAATATCTTTGAGGTAACACGTTCAACAACAGGGCTAGTATTTAATCCATATGTTAAAACTAAAAGTATTTTAAAACAAGATGGATTTATTTTATTTGAGGGCTATTTAAGACTAATAGACATACAGGAAAAGCAGGGCGAGATAAGTTACAATGTAAATTTATATTCAGAAGTAATAGCCCTAGCAGACATGTTAGGTGAGGCTACATTAGCAGATTTAGGTTTTGAAGAGTTAGAGCATGACTATGTAAAATCAAATATAAAAAATAGTTGGAATACATCAGGAACAGGAATTGCTTATACTAATTCTAATGCCTCAGGTTTTAGAGATGATTATAGTACAGTAAAATATCCGTTTTGTGACTGGAACCATCAGATGTTAGTAGCTAATGGTTCAACAGGCTCAGGTGCTACATTAGGCGACCCTGAATTAACACTATTAGAGCAGGGCTTTAGACCTTTTATTCAGGCTAAGTATTTAATAGATAGAATTTTTTATCAAACAGGCTCACCATTTAGCTATACAAGTGAGTTTTTTAATACTGATGAATTTAAGGAATTATATATAGACTTTAACTGGGGCGAACAGAATCATGGGGCGGCTCCTGATAGAACAGATACGCTAAAAAGAGAATCGGATTTATCTACTATACAAAACATGACTCAATCATTTGAGCCTGTGCAACTACAAACTTTTGTAAGTGGAAACAACGCCTTATATGCTAACCACAGATTTACTTCTGATGTAGCTAATTTAGAGGTTTCAGGCTCAGTAAGAATACAATTAGAAAATACAAGTTCATTGCAAACTAGAAGTTGTACTATGGCTTTTGGAAAGTATAACCAAGGTGGGGCTGTAATTGAATATTTTGAGGTTGTTAATGTAGATATTGCACCATTAGGCTCAGGTGCCTTAAATGTTACTTTTGATACAATATTAAATCCTGGAGAGTTTTTAATGCCTGTTGCTAAACAGGATAGTAATGCAGGGGACGTAAGAGTTTCAACAGGAACAACTTCATTTTTTGATGTATCATATAACAACCATGCAGCAACAGTAGAATCATTATTAATAAAAGAACGTGGCGAATTGTCACAATGGGAACTAATAAAAGGTATAATGACAATGTTTAACTTAGTTTCAATACCTGATAAATCAAATCCTAACAATATATTAATAGAGCCTTATAATGATATATTTTTAAACAACGCTAATAGTAAGCAATTAGATTGGACTACTAAAATAGATATAGAAGAGGTTAAATTAACACCACTAACAGATTTAAAAAGATTAACTACTTTTAAATTTGTAGAAGATGAAGATGATTATGCATTTAATCTTTACAAAGGGGCGGTACAAGGGCATTTATATGGTTCTAAACTTTTTGATGCCTCTGTTTCAGGTGGCGGTTTGCCTACAATATTGACAGGAGAAGAAGAAATAATAGCAGAACCATTTGCAGCAACAGTACCAAAGCCATTGATGTCACAGTTTTCTGATTTTATTACACCTGCAATATATTCTTATAATGCTGATGATGGAACATCTCAAGGTTTTGCAAATAGCCCTAGAATCATGTTTAACAATGGTGTAAAGACCTTAACATCTTGCACATATTATATACCTGCTCAAAATACAGAAGCAGGAGAGCAAATGACTGACTTTTTGCAATTTAGCCATTTAACAGATATACCAACTGTAACAACTATTCCACCATTAGCAACAGATACAAATGATTTCCATTTTGGGGATTGTCAGTTAATAAACCCAATAGGAAACGCAACAACAAACAATCTATTTTATCTTTATTGGTTACCTTATTATAACGAGTTATACAATCCTGATACAAGGACTATGACATTAAAAGTAAATTTAACTCCAGGCGACATGAATAGCTTTAATTTCTTTGATACTGTATTTATAAAAAATAGAGAATATAGAGTAAATAAAATAGATTACAAACCAGGCGACTTAGCAACAGTAGAATTTATACTTATTATATAATGGCAACAATACCTTACATAACAGGATTTGCAATAAAACCTGCAAAGATTAGTGGAACAGGAGTTGTAACATTTACAGATGGCAGGAATGAGATAGTTCCTAACCAAAGACAATGTGAGGCTTATGGATATACCTACAACCCAACAACAGGAACTTGCGAGGCTTTTAAATATAGTTCTAATTTAAGTGTAAATCTAAACAACGAAAATAACAACGTACAAGGCTCACAAAACGTAACAGGCGTAGGCACTAATAACACCTATATAATGGGCGAAAATAATGAGGTTATTGACGTGTCAAGAAACAACATTTTAATAGGTAGTAGAAACCAAATTACTAAACAGGTAGATAACACCGCAGTTTTTGGCACTTTAGGAGAGGTTAGAGAAACAAACTCTTTTGTTATAGGGGGTAATGCCACATCAGACGTTTTAGGCAAAAGGCAAAGTGTTCAATTATTATATGGTGGACAAACAACAGATGGCAATACTGTAAATTCTTATTTAAATAATACAACAGATTCGTTTGTAGTAGTACCTGATAACACTATAATGTATTTTCATGCTGATTGTGTAGCAGTTAGGGTTGGTGGCACTAGCGGCTCAGGAGCAGTAGGTGATTTTAAGTCATGGGTAGAGCGTGGCGTTGTAATTAACAAGTCAGGAACACTAAGCATAGAAAGAGAGAGAGATACAATCAAAGGCTCAGGTACAACAACAGGATGGCAGCCAACAGGGTCGGTATCAGGAACTAATTTCTTGTTACAAATAAAAGGAACTAATAATATGACTTTAGAATGGGCATTAAATGTAACATTCACACAAATAAAAACAGGAGTAGCACTATAAATAAAAAGATATGGCAAGTAAAACAGAAACTTTAAACCTAAATGTAAAATCAGATGTTGGCAAAGTAGGCGAGGATGCTAAAAATGCGGCAGGTGAGTTTAGAATAATGGGGGTGTCTTTAAACTCTGTTAAAGCAGGGTTTTTATCAGCAGGTAAACAGGCAAAGACTATGTTTGCTTCTGTTAAAGCAGGATTAATAAGTACAGGTATTGGGGCGTTTCTAGTGGCAATAGGCTCGTTAGTATCTTATTTTACAAATACTAAAAGAGGAGCCGACCAACTAGAAAAAGCATTGGCAGGAATGGGGGCTGTTGTTGATGTTTTAAAAGATAGATTTTCAAAATTTGGAGAGATTTTAACATTTGTATTTTCAGGAGAGTTTCAAAAGGCAGGTGAGGCATTAAAAGAAACATTCTCAGGGATTGCAGATGAAATAGAGCGTGAGGTTGTTGCTATGACTGAGTTAAAAAGAAGAACTCAAGAATTGAGAGATGCAGATTTAGAATTTATGGTACAAAAGGCAGCGACTAGGCAAGAAATAGAAAGGGCAAGGTTAATAGCAGAAGATGAAACAAAATCAGCAAAAGAAAGGCTAGAGAATTTAAAGGTTGCACTAGACTTAGAAGAAAAAACCACACAAAGAGAATTAGAGTTGGCAAGAGAAAGGGTAGCTATTCAATCAGAAGAAATGGCACAATCTGAAAATCTAATAGAAGATGAAGAAAAGTTAGCTAGATTAAAAGTTGAATTAATAGAAAAGGAAACGGCATCTATTAAAATGAGGCGAAGAGTTGTAACCGAGGTAAATGCTTTAGAACGTGAAATACAAGCAGAGGCACAGGCTAGAGCAAAAGAACAGCAGGAAATAATGGACGCTAGAAGAGTTGAGATAGAAAAAATGCCATCTATTGTTGCAAAAGTAAACAACGAGCTTATACAGGCAGATAATGATTATTTCGCACAATTAGAAATAAATCAAAAAAAGAAAAAACAGCTAGAAAAAGACTTACAGGCTTTTCGAAAAGATGCCACAATGCAGGGATTGCTATTGATACAACAAGCAGCAGGGGAGGGTACTGCAATAGGTAAGGCAGCAGCCATTGCACAGGCTACAATATCAGGAGTTCAAGGTGTACAAAATGCCTTTACGGCAGCAAATGCTAATATTGCACTAACAGCAGCAACAGCAGGAGGTTATCCGTTAGTGATGGCAGGACTAGCAGCAGGTTTTGCCGCTACAAATATTGCTAAAATTGCAGCAGGTTCTAAGCCAAGTGCAAGTGGCGGTGGCGGTGGCGGTGGAGCAGGTCAAATGGTACCACAAACACCTGCACCACAAATGATGTCAGGTGCTTTTGAATTAGGCGGAGGATTGGCACCTGAACCTATGAAAGCTTTTGTAGTAACTGATGAAATGACTAATTCGCAAGACCAATTAGCTAACATTAGGCGGCAAGCTACAATTTAAAAATCAAACAAATTATTAACTAAATCTATTATATAATATGCCTTGTAAAGAATGCGAAAACGGAAAATATAAATTCGGCAATACTGGTGAGTGTAAATATGACACGTTAACCGAATGCCAACAAGATAATAAAGACTATTACGAAAAAACCACATCAATCGTAGAGCTTGTAATTGCAGATGATAGTGAGGAGTTAGCTATTGATGCTATTAGCTTAGTAAACTCACCTGCAATAGAACAAGACTTTGTGTTTTTTGGTAAAGAAAAAAATAACCTAACTTTTGCTAAGGTAGATGAAGAAAAAAGAATGCTAGTTAGTCCTGCATTAATACCTAACAAACATATATTTAGATACGACCCTAATACAGACTCTGAGTATTATGTTTTTTTTCGCCCTGAAACTATAAGAAAAGCTAGTGAGTTATATTTAAAACATAACAATCATCATAAAGCTACTCATGAACACAACGAAAGGGTGTCAGGCGTTCTAACAGTAGAATCATGGATAAAAGAGGGTGATAGTGATAAATCTAAATTATATGGCTATGATTTGCCTAATGGCACATGGTTCGTTAAAATGAAAATAACAAATGATGAACTTTGGAGAGAGATTAAAGAGGGCAAATTAAAAGGATTAAGTATAGAGGGCTACTTTACAGATAAGATGGCTAAGATGTCAGAGAGAACACCAACAGATGAAGAAATACTATCAGCTTTAAATGAAATAATACGTGAAAATCAAACAAACTCAAAATAAATCTATTATATAACAGAACCTAAAACATTAATCATGGATATTAAAGAACAAATATTAGTAGCACTTGGTTTAAACAAAGCTGAGGAAGAAATTAAATTAGGATGGCAGTCTAAGTCAGAAGATGGCGGAACTATTTTCGTTTCTACTGCTGAGGAACTAGAAGCAGGTGTAGATATATCTGTACTATTAGAAGATGGCACGACAATCCTAGTTCCAATCGGAACTTACAAAACAGATACAGGAGTATCATTTAGAGTAGAAGAAGAAGGTGTTGTTTCAGAAGTTATGGAGTCAGAAACAGAGGAAGAGGATACAGCAGATGATTTAGCAGAAGAAAAAGAAGAAATGGCAAAAGAAGATGATAAGGATGAGTATGATGAAGAGGCAGCAGTTTATGACTGGGAAGGAATGGAGAAAAGAATCAAAAACCTAGAGGATGCGGTTAGCGACCTTAAAAGAGAGATAGGTGAAACAGGTGATGTTGAAGAGATGGCAGAAGAAACAGCAGAGCCATCTACTAATCCTAAATCTATTAAAACAACAGAAGTGGTAGAATTTTCAGCAGAAGATGAAATAAAAAAATTAAAAGCTGAAAACGAAAAGTTAAAAACGGAATTAGCGGCAAGTCCTGCTGATGCTCCAATTAACACAAATAAATTTAGTTCTGACAAAGCAAGACCTGTATTGTCAAGAAAAGAATACAATAAACTTTCTAAACAAGAAAGATTCTTATATAACTTAAATAAATAATAATTAACAAATAAAAAACAAAAATTATGGCTTTTACAGTAAATCAAACGTATGCAGGTAAATCCGCAGGGGTATATCTAGCAGCGGCTTTGAAAGAGGCAAAATCTTTATCTTTTATAACGCAAGTAAACAATGTTCGTTATAAGAGTGCATTGCAAACTTTTGCAGGTGCAAATTTAGTAGCAGATGCTACATGTGATTTTACAGATGCAGGAACTCTAACTCTTGCTGATAAAATTATTGAACCAAAGGCGTTACAGATAAACATAGACCTTTGCAAAAATAACTTAGTTTCAGGATGGGAATCGGCTAACATGTCAGGACCTGAGGGTATGCCACCTGCTGACTTTACAGATTATGTAATATCTTACATGGGTAGTACTATTGCAGATGCAACAGAAAACTCTATATGGAGTGGTGTTGCAGGTAATGCAGGGGAATTTACAGGGTTTTTAGGAACTGCTGTTGGATACCTTTTACCAGGTATTGATGCAACAGTTGTGCAATCAACTGCTTCAGGTGCTTACACTGCATTAAACATTATAGGGAACTTACAAACTTTAACTGCTGACATGGCAGCTAATGTTCCTAATATCTTATCAAAAGAAGATACACACATTTACATGAATCCTAAAACTTACGCTTACTACGTTTCAGCAGTATCTACGTTAGGATATGTTAATGCTTACAACATGAATGGCGACTATGAGCCTGTATTTGAAGGCTACAAAATTGCTGTTTGCCCTGGAATGTTAGACAATCAGTTAGTAGCAGCACAAAAATCTAACTTATACTGGGGGACTGATTTGGTTTCTGACTTTGGTGAAACAGGAACAGGACCTAGAATTACTTTAATGGACATGGCTAACCTTGATGGTTCAGACAACATGAGGTTAGTTGTTCGTTACTCAGGTGGTGTTCAAACTGGTATCGGTGCTGATATTGTTAGACAATCATAATAAACTAAATTAACAGATGCGAGGGCTTCGGCTCTCGCCTCTATAACCTTTAAAACATAAAAAAATATGGCATGTACTAATTTAACTAAAGGTAGAGGGCTTGATTGCAATAGAGTATCAGGTGGCATCAAATTTGTTTATTTCGGAGTTTATGATGAATTTGACACTCCTATTGATGGAACAGGTATTAAGGTAGTTAATAACGAAATAACAGATATTGAGATGGGGGCTAATACTTTATATCGTTACACAATGCCTTTAGGCGTTGCATCAGCTACTGATACGATAACAGGTAGTAGAGAAAACGGAACAGTATTCTATGAGCCAACAGTAGAGGTTATTTTAAATAGACTAACTAAAGAAGACCAACACGAAATCAAATTACTAGCCTCAACAAAAGTAGTTGTATTTTGTCAGTTAAATGCACAATTAGCAAACGGACATGATGTGATTATTGGAATGGGGGTTGTTAACGGAATGGAACTTAATGCAGGAACTATGGTTACAGGGGCTGCTTTTGGTGATAGAGGCGGTTATAATCTCACACTATCAGGCATGGAAGCAGAGCCTTTTGCAATGGTAGCAGATTATACTACTGAACCATTTGACAATGCAGCATTTTCAATGGGGACTATTGTAAAATCATAAAACTTATCATTAGTTTTTATATATATTCTTGATTAGGAGGGCTTTATGCCCTCTTTTTCTTTTATTAGCAAATAAATACGACCTTTTTCTATTATATAATAGGTACACTAATTATGATACACGCAACAACAAATTCTAGCTTTCATGCATACATACAAACTCAGGATGTGAGGATTGGTACTGCTAATGATACTAATACAAGATATTTGTTTAAGTTCACTAATGATATGAGTGGTGCGGTACAATACGCTTATCCTGAGCAGCAATTATACAACAGGTATAGTAAATTCTCATTTAGCTACAACGCAGTACCTGATGTGTTTTTAGGGCGTGTTGATTTAAAACCTGCAGGATATTGGAAATATGAAGTTTATGAGGTTACATGGGGGGCTTTTGCAGCATTAGACAATGAACAAGCACCATCAACTGAATTAGCAGTATTATTGCCTGCAAGTATAAGAAGAGGTGTAGTACAAGGATTAGTTACAAAAGGAAAGGTTTTAGTATCAGAACTTAGCGGAACAGAAGAGGTGCAATATACTCAAAATGGTGGCGAGGTTATTAGTTTAAACATAGCTTATGGAGGTATTGGCTATCCAACTGCTCCTACTGTAACAATAACAGGAGATTGTATAACTCCTGCAACTGCAACATGTACTATATCAGGTGGTGTTGTAGATAGTGTGACTCTTACCTATGCAGGAAACGGATATACCGAAAATCCTGTTGTTACGCTTTCAAGTGTAGGCGAAATAGCAACAGCTAGTATAACAGCTAGCATTCAAGAAAACAATTATATTTATAACGGATAAAAATTAAAAAATGGCAATAGAAAACGTACAACAATTATTAACAGAGCAATTAGGTAAAAACGGAAATACAGAGGTTGTTACATCAGCAGCAGCAGTAACAAGTAAAGACTTTTATTGTGTTTATTTTCCTGTTGAAAGTGTAGTAGCATCAATTACAGCAGCAGATGCAACAGGGTTTGCATCACTTCAAACAACCCTGCCTGCAGGAACAACTTTATTTATGAACGTAACAGCTTTAACTTTAACAAGTGGAATAGCTATTTGTTATAACGAAGGAGCAACCACATAATATGTTATCACTTAGTCAAAAATTAAGTTTAAATAGAATAAGACCGCAAGGGGCTTCTGCATGGTTACCTAGTGATGAAACTAGTTTAGAGGCGTGGTATAGAAACAAATCAGGAATAGTTTTAAATGGTTCTGATGTTAGTGAGTGGCGAGATGGCTCTAGTAATGGCTTTAATATGTTACAATCTACTGCAACGGAACAGCCTGCTTATAACGCCTCAAATGGTGAGTTAACTTTTGTTGCAGCAGATGTTAATAATTTACAATCAACAACCCACATTAATTTGACAGGTGCTTATACTTTTGGCATTCGTATGCATCCTTCTGCCACAGGAGTTGTAGTAGTAGGCTCAAATACAAGTCCTATTGAGTTTATTAAAATCATGAACACATCAGATGTAAGAATATCTGATGGTAGTGGAAACATTGATATTACTTTAGATAGCGGAACTTTTTTATCTGACATGACTTTTGTTGTTACACGTAATGCCTCAAATTTAACAACTTTGTATATTAATGGTGTTGCACAATCTGATACAGAAACTTTAACAGGGTCTGTAGACTTGGACGCTATCGGTGTAAGAAGAACTGACAAAAATCCTTATGATGGCACAATAAGTGAAATACAAATTTTTACAAGTGAAAGTGCGGCATTAACAGCTAATGTTAACTCTTATTTAGCAGCTTTATAAAATAAAAAATATGAAAGATAATATAATTAATATTAATTTAGAAACTAGCACAGCACCAATAATATCCGAAACTAGAGGTAGGGACTGGATAGAATACGGAACAGATGATTGGAAAAACTTATACCCTCAATTCTTAATAGACTTATATTACTCTAGTTCTATTACAGCAGCTATTATTAATGCTACCTCAGAAATGATAGCAGGAGAGGATTTGATAATAGAAGATGAAGAGGATAGAGATTTAGAGGCTAGGGTAAAACTACAAAACTTTATGGATAGGGCAAACGGAAATGAAAGCCTACATGAAGTTATTAAAAAATTGTCTTTTGATTTTAAACTACAAGGTGCATTTGCTCTTAATATTGTATGGAGTAAAGATAGAACACAAATAGCAGAAATATATCACGTGCCTGTTGAAAAAATAAGATGTGCAAAACCTGATGAATTTGGTAAAACTCCAGGATATTATATAAGTTCTGATTGGAGTAATACAAGGCAAAACAAACCTTATTACGTACCTGCTTTTAATGCTAATGATAGAACTTCAGCAAATCAAATAATGTATGCAGGTCTTTATAGCCCTAATATGAACTCTTATTTTACTCCTGATTACGTTAGCTGCAATAACTGGGCTTTAATAGATTCTAGGATTAGTGAGTACCATCTCAACGCAATAAGCTCAGGATTTTCAGGGAGTTTCATGATTAATTTTTCTAATGGAATACCAACGCAGGAAGAGAGGCATCAGATAGAGCAGAGTTTAGCGGCTAAATTTACAGGGCAAAATAATGCAGGTAAATTTATTTTAACATTTTCAGATGATAAGACTAGAACACCTGAAATAAATGCAATAACACCATCTGATTTGGATAAGCAATACCTAGCATTACAGGAACTTCTTACTTCCAACATTTTAAGTGGGCATAGAGTAACATCTAAAACTTTAATGGGTATTGATAGCAAAAACGGATTTTCTTCAAATACTGATGAATTAATAAATGCTGCGGATTTTTACAGACAAACAGTAATTATTCCTTTCCAGGACATGTTAATTAAACAGCTTAGAAAAATATTCCAAGTTAACAATATGGATATGCCTGTACGCTTTGTACAATTAAAACCAATCACAGTACAATTTGATTCTAAGACAATCAGAGAAGTTATGACAACTGATGAAATACGTGAGGAATTAGGGCTAGAGCCTTTAGGTGATGAAGATACAGTAGAGCAAGAAGTTAAATTCAGTAAATTAGGAATGATTGATGGAGAGCCTGTTTTTAGCACAATACAAGAGGCTGAGGCTTACGCAAAGACAAAAGGGTGCGAGGGGTACCATGAGCATGAATATGAGGGGAAAACGGCTTATATGGCGTGTGAGGGGCATGAAGAGGCAACAGAGCTATCTAAGTTTATTGAGGAATTTGGTGAGGACATTCCAGAGGATTGGGAAATTGTAGATGATGAAATAGTAGATGGTGAGCATCAAGATTTTGATTTTGAGGGCGAACTAAATAAAGTAGCTAGTGAAAAATTTGAGTTTATTTCTACTGGTAGGCAAAACCCAAATGTTAGAAGTGAGCAAGATGGATTAAATAAAGATGGTGATAAGTTTTTTAAGGTAAGATACATGTACACTAAAAACAATGCTTTAAGTCAAGAGGGGGAAACTAGAAGTTTTTGTAAATTAATGATGGCTAGTAAAAAAGTGTACCGTAAAGAAGATATTTTAAGAATGTCAACAATGCCTGTAAATCCAGGATGGGGACCTAGAGGTGCTGCTACCTACTCAATTTGGCTCTACAAAGGAGGTGGTAATTGTCATCATTATTTTAGAAGAGTTATTTATCAGGCTCCTGCAAGTGATGAGGGTTTTGTTGTTTATCCTGATAATATAACAACAGATAAGATTATAACAGCTACAAAAGCTAGAAGCGAGGGCTTTACAATAAAAAGAAATGATAGCTTAGTTGCTAGAGCTCCTAAGACTATGAGAAACAACGGATTTTTAGAACCAAGATAGATTATGGCATACGTATTATTTATATCAGAAGATAAACTAAAAGATTCAACAGCTTTGAATCTAAATATAGACCCTGCAATTTTACTACCATTTGTGAGAGAAGCACAAAAATTGTATATTGAGACAGCACTAGGTACTCAGCTAACCGCCCATTTAAAGGCACAGATAACAGCAGGAACATTAGCAGGAGCAGACAAAACATTAGTAGATGATTATATTTCTCTCTGTTTGCCAGGATATGCCGTGTATCATGCTATACCATTTTTGAGATTTAAATTTGAGAATGGTAATATATATTCCAAAACCTCAGAAACTGGAAATTCCATTAGTACGGAGGAAGCCCAACATTTAAGAGAGGAGGTTATGAACACAGCTAGTTATTATAGAGAAAGGCTAATAGACTACATTAGAAATAACGTGTCAAGCTATCCTGCCTACAATCAAAATAGCGGAGCAGATGTTAGTGCATCAACTGATAACTATTATGCAGGCATGAATTTAGAAAGACCTATGCAGGGCAGCAAATTAACATTAAGAGATTTTTTAACTCCTGATTTAACATAATGAAGAAACACTATAAACCAAAAAATACAAATATAACTAAGCTTAAATCCTACTTGGAAAGTAAGCCTAAATTAAATAAAAATGAGCGACTTAAAAGACACAATACAAGTAGGGTTGGCTAATGGTTCGGCTATTGGTTTTAGCCTGGCAGATTCCAACGAAATATTAACTTTTGTATCCTTAGTTTTAGCAATAGGATTTACAATTTATAAATTTATAAAATATGAAAACAATAATTTGTAAAATAATAAACATAATAACAGGCGGAAGATATTGTTTAAATTCATGTGATAATTGCAGATAATTTGGACTTAAAATACTTTAAACTATCAGAATTTGATAGTCCTGATGAACCAAACTCAGGTTCAAAAATGGACAAAAAATTCCTAGAAAAATTAGACTATGCAAGGCATAATGCAGGTATTCCATTTAAAATCAATAGTGGATATAGAACTAAGGCGTGGAATAGTAAAGTGGGTGGGCGTGTAGGCTCTAGTCATATCAAAGGATTAGCAGCAGATATTGCATATAATGGCAGCAGAGATAGATATATAATAGTTAAATCTTTAATGGAGGTGGGAATAACAAGAATTGGAATCGGTAAGAGTTTTGTACATTGTGATGTTGATAAACAAAAAGACCAAGAAGTTATTTGGCTTTATAATTAAAATAAATTTACTAACTAAAAATAATAATTATGAAAAATTGGTTGATTTTAACAATGATGAAATCTAAAAAGTTTTG